CCCCGCCAGCCGCGTCAGCTATAGATTTACCGAAAGCGACGAATTCCTTAGCTGACTTACCAGTCTCTATGTCGAGAGCTGCGTAGATGTCTTTCAAACCTTGTGTAGACTTCATCAAGTCTGAGTAGACCTGATTGATGTCTTCACCAGCTGTGGCGTAAGACTCAACTACCTGATAAACGTCGTTCAGTGACGATTTCGCGTCAAGCAAGAATTGTCCAGAGCCATAGTCAGCCTTAGCTTGGGCGAGCATATCGCTCACAGATTGGACTGCCTGCGCCCATGAGTCAGCGTTCTGGATGAACTGGTCAGTGTAGCTAGTGACGTCAACGCCTGGCCCAGACCGTAAAATCTGAATCTGCTGCTGGGCGTACAGTCTCTCCATGAACTGCTCTTGGGTCTCCCCCTCAAATGATCGCCCACCCACTGTTGTCGTAGACCCAGTTAAATTGCCATGCTTATCGAATCTCTGTTCAAACGAACCTCCCACGACGTCACCCATCGTGGTGCCCCAGAACGTGGCGAATGACTTGGACTGGTTGACTAGTTGCTGGAAGAATACATCAACGGCGTGCTGCGCTTCGGCATCCACAGCCATGCTATGCTCTTTGTACGTCGCGCCACCGAAAAATGCCTTCTGACCCTTGGTTGTGTACCACTGGGAAAGGTCTGCCCCTCCTGCTGTGACGTCTATGTTCGAACCACCTCCAATGACTTTGCCACCGGTTCCAAAGAGTTTGCCACCTGAGATCATGTCAACCAACATGGCGGCTAGAGCTATCCAGCCTACCACAGGGATAGCCGCCATGCCAGCCGCCATGCCTCCAGACAGGGCTGCACCTGTTCCGATCGTGGCGGCGTACGTCCCGTAACCGTAGGCGGCTGCGCCGAGAGCGCCGCCAGCGTCATGGTTCGAGCCTTGCCAGCGGTTGTAGCCGGCGTAAACCCCGCCGGCTATGCCCGCTCCCTGAACCCAGGGAGAAGGGGTGTACGTGTACGAGCCTGGAGCTACGCCTGGAGAATAAGGGACAGAGGCGCCGTAGTCAGGGACAAACCCCATTTCATCAGCGAAACCTGAAACTTCAGCCCCACCATACTGCGCGCCAGTGTAGGTGCCTAGAAAACCACTATACGCATTCGCGCTAGGGGTGCCGAAGAACGAAGTCCACCCGTCCTTGAATCCTGTCCATAGTTTCTGACCGGCGTCCACCATGCCTGTGGCTGTGTTGAGGATGCTTCCACCGCCAGCCCCACCTCCGGCTCCACCTCCACCAAACAAAAGTCCGGCGTATCCACCACCCCCCATAGTGGGAAGAGCGGCGCCCATGATGTTGCCGAACAAGGCGTTGATGATGGGATTCACGAACGAGAGTTTGAGCCACTGCTCAATGATCTGCGCCACCAGATTCTTGACACTGTCAAGCAGTGAGTTACCGAAGTCTTTCCATGATTTGATCTGGCCAGTGAAAAACTTGGCGGTGTTGCTCGCCACGTCGTTAAGCATTGAAGACCAGAATCCGACGTATTCGCGCCGGATGTCCTTACCCTGCTCAATAGCCTGACTCTCGTCATAGAACGCGCCAGCCCTGGCCTTGAGGTCGGCGATTCCTTGCTGGTTGAGCGGGTGCAACTCCTTCTCTTTTTCGCTCAACTTATCATAGTCATCGAGCACTCTCTGTATGACGTCGTGAATGAACTTGGAGCGATCATCCATACCGAGAGTGGCGAACTGCTGGTCAAGCTCTTTGTTCGCCTTGCCGATGAAGTCGATCTCTCTCTCATAGGCTGCGAGATGCGCGTCACGCGCCTTCGTCTCAGCTTCGACAGCTTTCGTGACGCGAGCACGCACCATCTCTTCAGTGATACCGATAGAAGAGAGCTGAGCCGCGTGCTGTTCGTATTCAGTCCACTGTTTCGAGATATCTGCGATATTCTTCCCGTAATCTGACCAGATCTTATCCGTCTCACTCAGGTCTCCGGCAGCCCCCATGATGTGCTCATCGAGTTTGCTGAGAATCCCGACTCCCTCGTCCCAGGCTTGGTTGAGTTGTTTCTGCTGTTTCTGGGTCAAGCCCCCTTGCTGTGCGAACTTGTCAAGTTCAGTGCGAAAATCTTTCGTCTTCTGAAATCCTTTAGCTGTTTTCTCATTATACTCATCGAAATGAGTCTTGACGTCGGCGAGAAACTTATCAAAGTCCGGGCCAGCTCCTTTATTGAATTTATCGATGGTGTCCATGAGAACTTGCATCTGCTTGTCATTCTCAAGGGCACTGGTTCCTGCCTTCTCTTGAGCAACTGCAAGATCTGATTGGATCTCGATTCCTTTTTTTACTGCGTCGTTGTAAGCGTTCTGAGCGTCAGTCATTGACTGCTGGCTGACCCCGTTAAGCCCACCTACCCCGAGTTCTTTGTAACGTTCCAACTTCTTTCTGGCTTCATCTATCGCGTCATTATTTCGTTCCAAGTCTTTCTGGAGAAATTCAGCGTCAGCCCCATGCCACAGAGCTACGAGACCCCTGTAAGCCTCTTTTAGCGTTTGAATACCTACTGTGAAGAGATTAACAGTCTGTACCACGACTGCGATAGCTTTAGCCCCGGATTCCATTCCTCTGATGAGGAAATCTGCGAAATTCTTCGCAGCATCAGTGCCTTGTCCAAAAGCGTCAGTAAGTCGATCCGAGATAGTCTGAACGAGGGCTTTGATGTAGTTCAAGACTCTGCCATCTACCATCACTGATTGCTGAAATTGGAACCAGCGATCCTCGATGTTTGAGACGACACCTTCCCACGTAGACATCATCGCTATAGAAGCGTCCCTGAACTTCGATTGTGGGTCAGTGAATGCTTTGATCAGCATCTCACGCGTCTGACTGGCGCTATACTGCACCTTCTGCTGGAACCCCAGCATGGCCAGAATGCCACGCTCGCGAAACATGTCGGCAGCGCCTGCGCCAGCAGACAGCATCTTCACGACTTGACCTGTGGTCTCCTGAATTCCGAGACCAGCGGCGACAGCCAAATCCGAGATCAAAGGCATCCATTCTTTGATCTCGTTCACACCGCCTTTGAGCACAGCAGCTAGAGTGGTGGCCGATTCCATCACATCCTTGTATTGGAATGGCGACTTGATAGCGAACGCCTGCATTTCCTTAAACAGACGATTGCCTTCTTTAACTGAGCCCAGAAGGACTTGAAGTCGATCAGTGAAAATCTCGGTCTGTTTACCTGCATCGATGAAAGATTTGACGAGCTCGAACAGTCCCCAACCGGCCAAAAGACCTTTGAGAGAAAACAGCTGGTCTTTAAGTCTACCGAACCAGCTGCTGATTCCCTGAACAGCCTCTTGTCCCCTCCTCTTCATGATGTCAAACGCACGAACAGCGTCGTTGACACCTGAACGGGCCCCCGAGGAGTCGACTTCAACTTGAAGTGTTGCCTTTCCTAAGTCCATTGGTCAGGAACTCGTCATCGATAGCCATCACCATACGGATAAACACTCTCAAATCATCTACATCCTCTGGAAATGATTGAGCGTAGAGCAAGATGTCCTGAAATCTGATCTTCTTCAAGCTGATCTGAGGACCTGCAGCAGTGATCGTGGTTTCCTTTTCACGAGTCTCCGCCAGTAACTGCCAAGCCCTCAGGTAAGGGTGATTGTCTGGATCTAATTCCGGTTCGTTCTGCAGAGGTTCAGGAGTCTCTCCCGTCTGTCGCTCGAGAGCGACTAGGAACTCGCGCTGTCGCCCCCATGTCCACTGCCACTCGCAGAACTCTCGGAGTTTCCCTCGGCTTCGGCCTCCATCTCTCCGCGAAAGTTGTCCCAGTCCGCTGAGATTCCCGAAATCATCTCGAGAAACTCTTCGTAATTCTTGCTCGAAAGTACCTTGAACCTGTTCTCGAACGTGTCCTCGATGGGGGCTCCCACTGTGCCAGTGATGTCCCCCGCATCATCTTCGAAACCAACCATTTCGAGGAGAATAGTTCTCGCCATCGCCTCTTTCGTGAGGCGCTCCACGACTTCATCGGGAACCCTCGATTTGCGGAAAGTCTTATATGGCTGCAAGAGGCGCCTCATTTCGGACTCGAATTTCGCATTACCGAGCCTGGCAACTCTCACATAGACCTTCTTTTCATCATCGAAATATCTCACAACACCCTCTTTCGAGGCCTGGGTGTCCTGGCGAAATGACGAGAGCTTCATCGAGTTAACTCCTTGTGTCTGTGTTGAGGGGCTGGCGGGTACCAGCCCCTAGGGTTATCCTGGTCTAAGTGGGCAATATAGCTATATTGCTATACCTAGAACCAGGGTTGGTTTCTTACGGTACTGCGATGAGGTCTACCTGCATTGTGAACCCACCGATAGTGGTGTCGACCACGGCAGTGAAATCGAGGTCTCCCATCACAGCTTGATTCTTGCCACCAGCCTGTTTCTGGAAGTTCGACAGCTTCGTGCGCGGCCACGTCAAGACCATGATGTTTCCCGCCGGATCGATCATGGCGTACGACAGGCCCACGTCAGAGTGGGTGAAGTACGCATCCACTGCGGCCAGACCGCCCTTGAAGAAGGTCGAAGCTTGGCCAGTGACGGTGAACTGACCCCAGCCCATGCGGGCCACGTTGATGCCTGCGTCACGACGAACGTTGTTGGTCGCACTGAAGTTGAGGCCCTTCACGGCGACAGACGTCGCGTCGATGAGCGTGCTGCCCAGGAAGATCGAGCCGATGTTTCCCGCGAGGCCAGCGAACGACTCATTCGACACGGCTGCCGTGTACGCGGCTCCCGAGGCTGAGGTGGTCGTGGGAGGAGGGGCGGACATGCCCATGAAATCCATGTTGCCCGTGACGATCTGCTCGGCTTGGGCCTGGATTGACCACGTGTTAGGCACGCAACCAAGGAACTGGAAGAACCCTTTGGTCGCCTCGTCCTGGGCCGACGTTTCCAAAGTGTACGTCTGGAGAGTCGTGCCGTTGCGGATGAACTTACCCTTGACGCTGGCGAGCGTCTGTGCGCCTGTGGGGAGAGTGGCTCCCGTCACCGTGATGTTGGCGCCGCTGCCGCCGATGGCCGTCACCTTGACCAGATAGACAGTTGAAGCGATTGTGATCTTGAGCCACTGCCCGGGTGCGACCACAGAGAACGGCGTGCCCGCAGTAGCAGTGATCGTGCTGCCTGCGATGGTGACACTCGTCGCTGTCAACGAAACTGGTGTCGACCACGCGGCCTGGCCCATCATGCCTAAGATGAGACCGTCGAGATTCCCGAAGATCATGTCAAACCCAAAGCCGCCAGTTGGCAGCAGAGACGTCATGATCAGACCTCGAAGGTTTCGGTCCGGGCGAATGGTGTTTTCCTCAGCCGTGTTTTTCTGGGAAGCCAGGTTCACGGACGAGACGTTGAGAGCCTGATACGGACCCGTGGCCGCAGTGCCGGCGGTGGATTCGATGGCGAAAGCTACGGCAGTTCTGTTACTGTCACTCATGTCAGTTTCCTCATGGATAGTTCTCGAACCAGAAAGGCACAGCGGCGTTCACCTGAAACCAACCAGAATCTGTTTCAAGGGCATCACTCAAGAGCCCTAGGTTCTGGAATGTCGCGTGTCTGCACCTCACACCGTCGAATGTCTTGTACGTCAACGTGCGGGCCACCTGGCGAGCCATCCGCCAAGCCAAGAGGTCACCACGCCCTTTCGGAACGATAGCCGAGAGAAACACCAATCCACCTGAACGCTCAAACGTAGAATCCAGGTTAGGGAAAGTGTCTCCAGTTTGCACGCTCACTCTCACGAAAGGATCTCGCCTTTCGGTGGGAGGTTCATTATCGAAAGCGAGTGGTGCATCTGTGTAGTTGGCCGCCACTCTCTTCTCGATCGCCCTGATGGCTTCGTCAATTTCCATTCACGATAGCCTTCAAGTTGTACGCTACGTCATTGAGAGTCACTTCCACCATGCCGGCTGGCGCTTGACTCGAAAAGATACCCCCACCTGTCGTTGGGTTGGAACCCTCTTTCGTCTTAGGGCCGAGACCCCTGTAGAGTCCATATTCCACCACAGCTGCGTAGGGCAAGCCATTCGTGATATACACGCGAGGGAAGAATCCTAGACTCTCCGAGAGTTCCGACGAACCTTTCTCTCCTGGCACGGTTATGAACTTCGGCTCATTGAGTGAGATATTCCAAGCCGCTCGCAAGTGACCCTGGTCAACTGGAGTTTTGAGCACGACACCTTTGAAGATGTACAAGCTAATCAGGCGGACCATGGTACCGACGCCTATCTTCAGCTTGTCTGCGGCCTTGTCGATGTCAGCTGCCCAACCCATTATAACCTCGGCTCAATTTGCACGAAGTTCAATCCTGCATCCGGCATTACACGCGACATCAACCCGCCATCCAGCGTTGTAATCGTTGCCGTAGCCGGGCACGTTTACCGTGCGCATGTCGAGCGTGCTTATCGCAGCGCCGTCCGGATTCAGCACAGTCGCCTTGAGCGCTCCCGCGGTGATGACATTTCCGATGATCGTCGGTTGGGTCGGAACGTTCAACTGAAACGTCGCCGAGGTTCCACTGGACGTCTGGACATCATCCGAAATCGTCGCGATTCCACCCACGAAATCGACTGTGCGAATCCATCTCATAACTCCTGCGCCTGAAGCGTACATTCCAGTGAGGTCTCCAGTGATGTGAAACTCCCCGCTCGGTCCCGTCGTGTAACTCGTCACGTTGACCTTGCAGGTATCACAGGAGCGCTGAGGCTGGACGCCGTTTCGCTCGAAGCGGATGACGTTCTTGTCGATCGTCGATTGGTTGATCCCGCTGTGCGACCAGATGTTGTTCGTCACCGCGAGCCATGTATTGCGGTACAGCGTGAAGCCGCCCTGCTCCTGATGCGCGTGCGACTGGTCGTAAAGGCCCATGACGACGCCGAACCACGTCGCATCCGTAGACCATGAGGTGCGGCCCACGGTAAGCCCGACTTCCGGCGCTCGGAACGTGAGGACCGATGGAGCATCGGCGCTCGCCACCGGCACGAGGTTGAATCGGGAGTTGAATCCGTTCTGCATCAGGCCATGGTCGGCGTAACCGTTCGCGATCGAGTTGAGCCACCATGCCGCTTCGTTCGCGGCCTCGGCGTCGGCCGTGAGGTGGTAGCCCTCGACAACCAGACGCCTCTGGTAGTCGTAAATCTGCGGCTCGGAGACGCGCGCCTGATCGCCGATCGGCGCGAACTTGTCGAGAGTCGGCATCGTTGCCGCAACCCAGAAACGGAGACTGTTTGCGAGGTGCGTGTTGAGCGTCGCGAGGTCTCCCTGCCCAGAATCCTTCCAGACCTGATAGAGCTCGAACAGCATCATGTGCGAGGTGCCGTAGCCGGTCCCCTCCAGCGAGCCGCCTCCGGGAACCGTCGCCATGAAGCTCGTGAGCAGCTGGAGACGATCGGTACGCAGGTAATCCAGAAGATTGGAGTCGTCGGACGCCAGCGCCCAGAACATCGTCGCCCGCAGGAACTTGTAATAGTAATTGTTCGCCGGGTCGTTGACGGCCCATCCCGACCACGGAGCCGAGCGGCCACCCCATGCGGCTTGCTCCGGATGCCAGATGTTGAAGACGGTCTGCGAGGCATACGCCGACCAGCGCGACCGCTGTGTTGCGGTCATGAAGTCGCCGCACCACGCGTACACAATCGCGACATCACCGATCATGTCGCCGCTGCTGTAGTAGCTGTCACCGGCCACTTCCGGATTGCGCCCCGACGCGATGGCTGTCTCGGCAGCCGCCACCTGCTGATCCGCCATCGTCACGGCCAGAGTCGCGTACCGCGAGTCATGCGTGATGCGGTAGAGGTACGCGGCGTCCGTAGCCTGGAATCCGTAACCGGGATTCCCCGCAACCGCGGCGTCCACGAACGATTTGAACTGCGCGTATTGCGGGCTCGACGTATCGACATAGCTAAGGTCGATGTTGAGCCCTCCGCTTGGCGGGGGAAGCGCAGCGCAAGCGCCTTCCGGAGGATCGGTCGGAAGATAGCGCCCGAGCGTCCAGCACGTTGGCGCAGGAGCCGAGGTCCAATCCGCCGTCTGCTCCCACCCGTCTCCCGAAGTTCCCGATGGACAGTCCGCATGCCGCGTCAACGGAGCCGGCTTGGATGGACACGTCGAGAGATTCCAGCGCGTCACCACGTCACCGCCAGAAAGAGGGAACTGCACCCACGAGCCGCCGACCTGATAGCGCGTGTTGCCGTTGACGATCGCGTTCGAGACCTTCGTGTTCGCTGTCGCCGGGAGTGAGCGCGAGGTAGAGCCCTGCGTGAAGGTGATGGACGTTCGCGGAGCTACAGATATCTGCGCAGATACTGGCGTAGCTAAGAGGCACAGCAGTAACATTACCTTGATCATCTCTATACTCTTTTAGGAGGTTGGCTCAGGAGGTTTCGCAGTCGGCCCAAATTTCGGCCGAAGCGCTGTCGTAGATCGCCGAAGGCGTCGGCAGCGACGCGGGCGTCGTTGAATAGTTGTAGCCCTCGACGTAAGCGAGCCTGTTTGCTGTCGGGAGCCCGGTCGGCCCGGAGTAAACATCGGGGAACGACGCGCCGTCGTTGACGAAGCCGAGCCAATACCAAGTGCCGGCCGTGACGGCGAGCGAGAGCGTGTCGGTCGTGTTGCCGAGCACGCTGGAAACGCCCGCGCTGTGCGCGAGCAACGTGCCCGGCGAACCCGACGAGTCGGCGAAGATGAGAAACTTGACGTGTCCGGACGGGGACGCCTTGACGACGTAGGTCATCGACAACACGTTGCCGTCCGATGGGCATTGCCAGCGCGACGCCCAAACGCGATTCCCGGACGCCGGTAGCGTTCCACCACCATTCGATTGCAGACCGAAGAAGAACGGCGTTGGCTCTCCGCCATCGTCAGCGGCGAGTAATATCTGATGGTGCGTTTGAAGGCTCACGCGTGCCCCTTCGCGCCGGCCGCCTGCCAAGTCGTGCCCCCATCCATGGTCGTGGCGACGACGAGATCCACCGCACCGGCCCCCGTGGAAACGACGAACGCGGTTCCACCCGGCCACTTGAAAGACGACGGCCATGTGACCGTTCTGGAGGTCGTGCCATGCTGCACGAATTTGATAGCGATCGTCTGAGATAGGCCGCTAGGAGGTGCGTTGGAGATCGACAGTGTCACGTTACCAGTTGGGGCGTTCAGCAAGAAAGCGTTGCCGAGAGCACAGTCAATACTCACAGACCCAGTGACGCCCAAAGCCGTGACTGGGGTCCGAGTGAGAACTCCGCCCAACTGCCTGTCGAAAGACCTGCGTTCCATCAGCCGATCACCACCACCTTGAGTTCGTTATTCGCCGGAGCGGCCGTGAAATTGAGTCTGACGGTGTTGGAATCTGTGCGAGTTTTGTCGCACTCGATCTCAGCGCCAGAACTGGCGACGTACACGGCCACCGTCACGTCAGTCGTGCCCAGGTTGTGGCTGACGTCGATCTGTGTCAGCGACCCGTTACCGATGGTCGTCGAGTATTTGCGCGTGAAGCCCGTGAATTCCTTGAGCTTCTTCGGCGTGATGATGCGCAAGTCGTCTGTGCCTGCGTTCGCCTCAGAGGTCGTGGCGATTTCAGCGATACCTGCAGTACTTTCACTCGCGCTGGGGGCGCTGTTCTGATTCGAGGCCCACACGACATTGTTGGTACCGATGACGCCGTTTACCTGCGTCTGCTGCCACTGCGTGCCGCCGTTGGCGGTACCCTCATCGACGCGCACGACGGCAGATTCCAGCTTGTCAAACGTGTCTGCGTCTGTGGCGCGGGTAGCCGCCGCCGCTGATCCGTTGAAGATGTAAATTCCGTTCTGCGTCACCGTAGTCTGATCTTTGGCCAAGAAGCGATCCCCATTCGACATGGTGACCGCGTCAATAGCCGTGCCAGGAGACGCAAGATTGATGTTCGCCGTAGAAGCAGCGCGCACGTTGTCTTTCCACGCGATGCCCTGCTTGTCGGCCAGCCACTGGGCGTATTCGACGTATTCACCAGCGTTCGCAGCAGCAGGAGCCCCCGTGACTTTAGCTCCACCGACGAACGCGATATTTGAGCGACGTTCCATTGTTCAAGTCCTCAGAGGAGCCACGCAGTCCCAGCGAAAGCTGCCACATGCGTGACTATAGTTTGATTCACGTTTGGATGTTCGACATCTGCTTCATAGACCCGGTTACCCGTGTCACGAAGTTCGACTTGGGGTCTGTATCCGAGATTGTGGTTGATAGTCCACGTGACGCTGGGTGAAGACTGTATATATAGATAGCCCGTGAGACCGCCACCAGTCCCAGTTCCGTGATACGGGAGTTCACTCCACTTCGAAATCCCGTCTCCGATCTTGAACTTGTATGGAACGACGTCGTTCTCGACTCCGAATTCTCCGCGACCCAAAATGGGGTCGGCTGAGAGCCAGGCGGCGGCCGAGTCGTTGCGGTGAATGATGCGTGAGCGCATCTGAGTCACGCGCCGCCCCCATCGATGACGTCCATCGGACCACCTTCGGCTCCACCTCCGTCTATCGTGACGACGTTGTCGGACGCTGGCAGTTTAATCTTCGAGGTGCGAACAGCGATCTGGTGGAGCTGGGTGGTTGGATCAGGCACGTCCTGCAGACATTCGTACTGGGCAGTATCCGTGAAGACGAAGTCACCAATGCTTACGACAGGAACCTGCGCGCCTCTGATGATGAGCACTGAATCGAATTCAGTGACGTTAGCCCGCCCTTCGAGGAGTTTTGCGTCTGCGATAATGACGTCAATGTCAGGAGTGTCGACGAACGAGCGGCTATATTCACCCGTGTCCATGTCGCGAACAGTGGTGTCGCCGTAGTGGCGATACGTCATCGGGATGACGACGTCGTCAGCGGCCCTGAAGGCCACGTCGATCGCGTTCCCGATGACAGCCCTCAAACCCACGAATCACCCCCTCTCAAGCGTCAGTGAACTCGCTCCAGACTCACAGTAGAAGCTGATCATGTCCCAGACTTCTGGGGACATGGTCTTCACCTTGGTAGAGAGATCAATCGCGATCTCGATGGGGCCGACCTTGATGTCCTTGAGTCCCTCTGTCCCAGCGTCTGCCGTCCTGTCACTGGTCAGCAAGAGAAACGCGAGTTCAGCCGTCGCGTCTTTCAGGAACTTCGGAATCTGGTCTTGTGGCACCCAGTAGTCGTCTTGGTCGTAGACCTCGGTCCGAGGCCACCGCAACCCCTGGGACTCGTTAGTGCGACACCCTACCCACGACTCTCGGTCTAGGACCCGCGTCGCCCACTGGAGAGCGCTCTCCTTAGTGGCTTCGTCCGCAGTCGTCCACGCTGTGTTATGGAGGCGCGCAGCGTGATACGCGTCTGCCTCCGCCACAGTAAGGTAGCTGTTCGCATCAACGGCCCCAGGGGTCGCGATGATCGTCATGTCACTTCTTCGTTTCCGCAGCAACCTTGTCCGAAGCGTTCGGAGCCGGCCCTGTCTTGGAACCATCCGACGTTTGCTGCTGTTGATCCTTGATGGTTTGAGCTGCGGTTTTACCATCAGCTTCGATGCCAGCGGGCGGGATGTGGCCGAGAGTGCGTTCTGCCCCAGTGTCGCCGACTGCCGCACGTTCAGCAGCAGTGGTTCCGAGGTGAGTGCCGATCGTCTGACCAGTGCCCTTGAACGCCGGATGGGAGTTCGGATCCACTTCCTCCGGATGGTCAGCACCCTCTGGACCTTCGAACTCAGAGGACAGAATCCAGTCGTCTGGATTGTAGCCGCTGTTTTCGAGACCGTCAGGATACTGGTCGGCCGGGAATGTCATCGTCTTGCCGTCGACGCGGTGGCGAAGCTCGACGTTGTTGTTGTGGAGCGAGCGCAGGGTGTCGATGTTCGCCACACGCTGTTTCTGGTCCTTGTCCATGGTGGTGTGCCTCTACTGAGAAGGAAGGAGTTGCATCGCCAAGAGCGGGCTTTTCGACCCGCTCTCAACGAGGCTCGTCAGCCGAGAAGAACTGTGGCCAGTTCCGGGCGAACAAGCTTGCCGCCGTACAAGACGTCCAGTTCCCAGACGACCGCCTTGTGGACGCGGGTCACCTCGAGTCGCATCGAGACACCCGTCTTCGGGTCCGTCATGGACAGGATCTTGCTGCCCATCGCCGTGTCCTGCGTCGTCTGCACCAGCGGGCGCATCGCGAACGCGAACGCGTTGCGGTGAAACGCGAGATTTTGCACGTGGGTGTTGACCAGAGTGATCGCGTCTCCATCGGCGTGAGTGGCCTGCAGAGCCGGCGAGATGATCAGCACCTGCGTTGGTGTGGTGCCCGACTGGATGCCGACGACTACGTACTGCGCGCTGTCACCCGCGATCGTGAAACGGTCACCGACAGTGAACGAAGACGTCAGACCCTTGACACCGAGCGTGCCAGTGTAGTAGCCCGCGACACCCGAACCAGCGCCCGCGGCGTTAGAGCCGTTGACGGTGATGGACGTGCCAGTGGCCGCACCCTTGACGTGAGTCGGGACCTGCTGGTCAGAGCCGAAGTTGAGGCCGTACTTGCGGCCGAGGATGCCTTCGATCTTGACTGCCTGGTCACCCGTCTGCTCGAGATTCGCGAAGGCGGGTAGAGCGAGGGCATTCGCTTCGGCGTTGAGATCGAGGACGATAGAGCGAAGGCCGTCGTCCGGAGCTTTTTGAGCCGTCAAGATCTTGCGCGCGCTGATCGCTGCTGAGGCGTCAGAGGCGAACGGAGTCGTGCCAGCTGCACCGATCCAGGTCGGAACCTGATTGGCGAGACCGAAAAGATAGCCGTTGATGCTTGAGGCCAGGGCGTCGACCGCGGCGAGGGTCTGCATCGGCAAGAAAGCCTCGTTCGCGTCGATTTGCTGCATGTCCTTGTCGGTGAGGTGGAAGCTCGTCATCTTCCACTGGTCCAGTGGGACCTGCACGATGGACGGAGCGGTGTCGACCAACGCCGGCTTCGTGTTGCTGGGCACGACGTCCGTCACGGCCTGCGCCGCCGGAATAGGCACGTCGATCGTTGTTCCTTTCTTGGCTGCCTCAGCGCTCATGTCGTTGTTCACGAGCATGGGCATGATCAGCTTGCCGCGGAGGACCATCAGCGCTCGGGCGAGGACCTTCGGGGTGATGACGCTCAGGGAGTTGCTCATTTGAGTGGATCCTCAGATCGTGAAAAAGGTTGGACGTCTATACGAACAGACGACGCGTCGCGTCAACTGAGGTCGTCAGGAACTCGCCTGACTTTGAGGGGTGTTACGCCAGAGCGGACTCGCCGCCCATGCGAACTGCTACTTTGCCTGCAGCGATGTCTTCCAGACTAGCCGAGAGACTACCCTGGTCATCGGCGTCGATCACTTTCGGTCGGCCGCCGTTCACGCTTCCATTCCCGCTCGCGGAATTTCCTCCAGAACGAGCCTTCGAGCCGAACGCGGGGCTGAAGTCAGTGGAAGCGGCCATCTCTGACACAAGATCATCGATCGTCATGTCCCCGGCCTTTCCACCCTTCGTTGCCACGCGCGGATTACCAGCTGAGTCGAACACCTCGACTTTGAAGTTGCCGGACTCATCCTGCACCACTCTGGTGCTTGACTTGACGTGCGGCAGCAAGAGCTTGATGTTTCCTTCCGCTTTTGCGATGGCCGACGTCGCGGCTTGATCGACCATGACTGATTCGATCACCTTCTTCAGCTTGTCGATCTCGGCATCCTTGCCGTCGACGATGGTCTTGTGCTGCGAGTTGGCTTGATCAAGGGCTGTCTTGACTCGCTCTTGCGCCATCTCCTCAGGCTTCATCTTCTCGTAGCGGGCAGCTTTCTCGATGGCTTCACGAGCAGCGGCAGGATCGAGGGTAGTGCCATCCTCGTTCTTGAACGCCTTCAGCTGGCCATTGAGTTTCGTGACTTCAGCCTTCTGGGCGCCGAGCGCTGACTTCAGGCCGTTGACATCCTCGAGATTCCAGCCATCGGCCGGTTCCACGTCGAGAACGAAGTACTCGCCTTCCTGCCTGTAGAGCGCCTTGACAGCTTCACTGAGGCCGTCGAGATTCAGAAGCTTCGCTTTCAGAGCCATGCCGGATTAACTCCCCGATTGTAGGGTGATTATACACCGCAGGCGCCGGGTTGTACATAGGTCCAACTCAATTTTATTCATCACAACTCATCGAGAGTGAGAGGCCTCCCACTCTGGTCAATCATGTCGGCGAGACTCAATTCTCCAGACTGCCAAAGTGCATAGCGACTAGGTCCGAGAATCTCCCTAGCGTCATCACTTCCTCTGGACTTGAGCCAATCTTCATAACGTAGGTCACTCGCCACCTGCCCATCCATCGAAGCGCGAGAGTCACCCGACAACGCATCGTCCAGCTGCGCTGCCAATTTCGTGTTCGTCTTCGCCACCTCAGTAAACGAACGTAATATCGGAATCTGAGTAGATCGACAGTTGGGATGTGCCACTGGACCTGGATATCGCTTGTCGTTGCCATTGGTCGGCTCGTAGTCAGGGAGAGACCATGACTTGCCATCTAAGCCTCGACAAATCGTGGTCGTTCTCAGGTCTAGAGTGCTGAGCCACTGGATGCCCTTGACGAGATCCAAGTTGTCAGAGTACATGTCTTGTCGCGCCAGGTTCGCTACAGTCATCACGCTGGTGCGCACAGCTGTGCGAATAGCACTCCTCTTGGCCTGCAGCCCTGCGCTATTCGCCACTTCGTCGAGCATCTGACCCTTAGACCAATTCGCTATTAGGCCAGTACGAATCACCTGAGAATACGCGTCAGTGATTAGATCTGGCTGCCTGGCCCAGAAGTCTCGCAAAGTCTGGCCACCGATGATGGCCTGGTCGTCTAAGAGACGTTTCAAGGACCTGGCACTCAGTTCAGGGTTGAAGACGTCTACGCCTATCACGTCGTTGAAGTCGCTGGCCGTGAGTTGAGCGATCTTCTGAGCGATCTGACTCACGTCATTTCGCATCGACGAGTAACTCTCACTCGAGAATGAAGCTATGATGCGACGTATTTGATTCAGCAGGGTGATCGTGCGCTGGCGAGTGAAGCGCGTCAGATCGCTGTCCTGGAGCTTGACCAAGATGGCTGACTCAGCTCTCGCCAGCTCCTTGATGAGTCGCTGTGAGACACCTTCCGAGAGTCTGAGAGCCTGGATCTGGCGGCCTATGATCTCGTCTGCGAATTTGTCTGAGAGATTCGGCACCCGTTATCTCGCTCATCGAGAAGTTTTGTAACTTCAGCGAAAGACATCCACTCCCAGCGACCGACGGCTATGCATGAAGCTTGGTGGTTGTGGTCAGCGACGCAGAACCACGCGCAGTTGAATGGCTTGACGGGCGGCCACTGCGGTTTGAGACACAGGGGCCGCGCCGCTTCACTCATTCGATGAAGTTTCCGACTACAGAGACGTTCATCGAAACGCTGTGATTGATGACCTTTCCAGGATCACGCCACATCGACCCATTCGCGTTAACGACGACGACAGTGTTCGGCAATGATTCAGCGCACTTGGCGGCCGCTTCGAGCGTCTCGCGACGCACGCTCTCTTCCGGCTCTGCGCACTGAGAACCTGCCGCGATGTTCTTGCGCAGAGCTTCTGCGACCTTCGCACCTTTGCCTGTTAATTGAACACTCCAACTCATGGTGATTCTCCTTCAGGTGTTAATCTCCTATTGCTGCTCGACCATCCTTATGTTGAAGCCGGGGTCGGCGCCAGCTTTGATTCGTTGGTCTGGTCCTGCTTCGCCTCGAGCGCCACACGCGCCATCTCTTTCTTGATGTCGAACTCCTCGAAGAGGCCACGACGCTGGATCTCCTCGTAGAAGAGCTCACGACTGATCTCGCCCGCGATACGCGCCTTGAGTAGGAAGTCGATCTCGGAAGCGTCATTGAGCGTGAGCCCAAAGTTGACGTCGAGCTGGACGTCCATGTCTGACGCATCGACGTTGATCCAGTCGCCTGCTATTTCGTATGCGCGTTCGACGCACCCCTCGAGCTCCATGACGATGGCCTGCAGGTCGCTGACCTTTTCTGCAGTGTCGATGCTCTTCGCTGTGGCCGTGGGGTTGCCGGGCTTCTGCACCATGAGGTCAGCGCCCATCACGTCCATCCGAGCCTCGATCTGCTCAAGGTCTTTTGAGCCAGCTTCGAGTGAGTCTCCCTCGGTTTCAACCCACGAGATCGAGGCCTCCGTCTTCTTGGAGACGTAGGCGTTTGAGACCTTCACGGTCTTGTACACTTCATCTGGATCGAAGCCCGCGAAATGGAGGAACGGGACTCTGGCAAAGTGGAGACACGTATCCTGGTCGCTCTGGCTGCGGTAATGGCGCAGGTTGAGCTGCGCGAGGTCGTCAAGTGGGGACGAGGCCTCGAGTGGGCCGCACGACACGAGTGGGATGTAGCCGAGCTCGTTCGGAGCCCGGAAAACCTCTATCCACGAATCCTCGCGTTTCGCGTTTTTCTTACGCTTGTAACGATCGATCGCGTCACGCGTCCACACTGTCACGACTTCCCACTCGTCGTCGTTCTTGTCAGTGTAGCACGTCTTGATGCGAATCTCCTCGAGGATCTCCTCACCATCATAACCCTCGATGTATGACCAGTAGATGAGTTCCGTCGGTTTGACAGCGCAGAAGTAAGGATGGATGTTGAGGTCGCGCTGTTGTTTAAGCGTGAGACGCCGGTCCCCCTCCTCACCTGCTGTCCTGAAACTCGGCATGTCCACGATCCAGTGAGTGACGCCGAACTGGAGCCTGTCACTGAGTCTCTCACGGCAGAATTGAGTGAGAGTTTTCTTCTTCCGGTCGATGTCGTACTCAAGATCCTCGAGTTGGGCTGGTTGTTCGAGAATCTTGACTGGATCCTTGAACGGTTTGCTGCTGAGGACGCGCACAGTGCGTTTGAAAGAGTTGTAGAGATATGAGCAACGAACCCTGACGCCCCAATCATCGGCCTGCTCTTTCGGAAACTTCGGGAGCCACAGATCGGCGTTCTTGCGCATGGCGGTAGTGCCACCCATGAGATCGACAGGCAGAGTCCACGCCTCCATCAACGCGCTCCACAGCTTCGTGGGCTTACCCCAGTCGTAAGGCAGTTTGTCATCCGCCATTTGAATTCCTCAGTTGAGCGCGAAGCTCAGGCCGTGAGTCGTGAGCTCTTCGACCGTGAGCTGGTAGGTGAGTTCGTCGTAGAGGTGGTCTTCAGCGTCTGTGTCAACCACCTCGTAATCGTTGGGGTCTCGAGGCAGTGAAGGCAACTGGCGCCTGAATTCTCTACACGTTTCAAACGCGAAGAGCCCAGCCGCCTCCATCGGATGTGAGAGCGAAGCCTCGAGCCGGCTACGCAAAAACTCGAGTCTCTTGCGCCTACTTCCAGGCCCTTTCGGCGCGGCTTCGAACGCCATTCCTTCTTCCTCCATCTCCTCATTGACTGACTTCTCATAGCCAGTCGATTTGGAGAAGATGGCTGCGTCAGCGGCCCCCGGTTTAATTGCGCGGTCGCGCAACTGCGGGCATTCCCTCTCGTATCGCAGTCCTTCCTTCGCGATTCGTCTGTTCGTCCACCTGAGTCCTTCGTTACTTCCAGAATGGGAAGTGCCGTAGAACTCAGCGACGCGAATGAGAGTGCCTGGCCTGAAGTAGCGGGACTGGCCATCGGGAAGTCTGACCTCGCACCCATCACTACGGGCGTGATATCCGAGAGAGAACGGTCGAGCGCTGCCCCAGTCGAAACTCCGATATATGGGCCAATGGCTTGGAATCTCGAAGACAGGCAGCATATGGACTCTCTCGTCCCAAAGGTCGTCGATGGCACCGCCTGCGTTGATGTCCCACGAGCCATAGAGCCAGGCTCGCCTAACGTTGATGTCTCTGATGGCCTCAAGACGCTTGACGTAGAGAGGGTCGGCCTTGAGAAGGTAGAGATTCTCGTAGATGTTGCCGTGGATGGCGACTCGCTCGTTACCGAACTCGTCCACGATGATCTGGCCGCGAGGAGCTGGGGTGATGAAGCGTTCTTTGACAGCTCGGTGCCCGATACCGAAAGGGTTGGTCGTGCTACGTAAGAGTCGAGGCACTCCGACTTTGGAACAGCGGAGACATGACTGCATGGCGTCGTAGCACTGGAGATCCGGCCAAGACGTGAGCTCCTCGAACGCCATGAAGGGATATTCATGGCCGTGATAGTCCCAGTAGTCGTCGGGAGTTCTGATCTGCCTGAAGAGCAGGACCTCTCCATCAGGGAAGACCCACGAGTGATCAGACTTGTTGTACTTGGCTCCGGGAAAGACGGGATAGAAGAGACGCTGAGCTTTGACGATGAGATCAGACAGCTGCTTGTAGGTCTGGCGAAAGATGATGCCGCGCCAATAGTCGCCAAAACCACGACCAACGTGCTGAGCGTAAGACATGAGAAGAGCCTCAGTCTTACCCGGTCCACGAGTCCCCTCATAAAGCGCCTCCCGTATGGGACAGCTCAAGAATAGTTCTTGCGAGCCAGGCAGCGGCGCCCAACTTACTGCAACATCTTCTTGTGATGCCCCGAAACCTGTTGCAGCCATGTTTCTCTGTCCGTCGTCGCCGGCACCAGCATGACCCCAGTTTTACCAGAGCCAGGCACGATGACGGTGGTGTTTTGTTCAGGCTTCCCGAATCCCCGATCAAGCAGAACTGTGGCAGCCTGAACCCTAGCCGCTGGGTGGAGGCGGACGTTCGAAGCGATATCCACGAGAGTCTTGACAGCCGTGGCGGCATGAACGATGCACATGCCTTTGATGAGAGCCTGGGCTTGAGAGGCGCTCATCTTGGACGCGATTTCCTCGGTGATTGTGATCGTCATATCTCCCATGAGGGTGATTATAAACTCGCGATTTAAGACTGTAAATCGGTAGGTCCAAAATAAGTTGAGTTGGGCTGTGGCATCTCTATGGTTTTGTCGTGATTTCGCTGCGAGACCCCGTCGGCACAAAGGCAGTGACCGCTTCCTGGGCCGGCGCAGGCGCAAAAAACGCGCTCCCCCCCTCCGGCCACTGAGTCTGGCAGGGCCTGATCAGGGGCCCCCTGACTCAAGGAGGGGGGGGGGGGGGTGGGGGTGCCCAGGGGCTT